ATCAACACCAAAACTAAGCGTGTTAATGTTTACATTTTCAAACCGCGCAATAGCCATTTGCTACATCACCAAAGGTTTATATTGTCTAAGCAATACATCCACCCCAAAAGGTATTTTTTGTAAAGCCCCAGCCGTTGTTTCGCTTCTGTTGTTATAAAGGTGGGTTAGTAATAATAACCCAGCCTGTTTAATAACAGGGTATTGCGCCAAAATGCTGGAATTGATCGTGTAATTGCAAACAACAGGCGATGTCATATATGTATTAAGGTCAGTCGGCAAATCATTAAGAATTACCTTGTTACCTGTAACATCATAAAAATATGTATTGGCCGCAACAGTTGTTAAAACTGGCGGACTTGCATCGCTGTAATATTTAACGCTGTTTATGGTAACGCCATTTTGTGAAACTTCAGGCAAATCCAATGTTAATGGCGTGCCATATAAAGCCGATGCGCCATAATAAACAGTATAAGACTGATTAAAAATTGGTAAGCCCAAATAATCTTCAATGTGCATCCGAACCGCAACTTCCAAATCACTTAAATAGGTATCTTGTGATTCATCGCCAAACAAGTTTAATTGTTGGGTAATTTCATCAAGAGTTAGCCATTGTGTTTGTAAATCGCGGCTTGTTTGAACAACCTTATCATAGTTAAATGGATTGCGCGTTGGCGCAAGATTTACTACACCGCTAATGTTGTTCGCCGCCATAATTAAACGCCTTTCAAGTAAACGCCTGCAAATACATCGCGGATTGATGATGCCATACGCATTTCAGCATAAATGGTAACAAAACCTGCTTGTGTTTGATCAAAGCGTTTGATGTTCATTGTTTCAGCATCGGCAATAGTTAAGAATCTATCCCAATTTGCTAATACTAATGGGATTGCGCCAACCGCAGGTGCATCCAAATAAGGATTAGGGATAACAGGGAAACCAAACATATAACCAACAGCCGCACCATCTTCATTACCTGCTTCAATGAACATTGGTGAACCACCTGTTGAACTTTTTAATTTGCGTAAGGATGCAATCAAAGTTGGGTGAATGTGCCATGCTGTTGTTGGCATTGTCCAATACTGTGCAGGCAACGCGCTTGCAACATTAGCAATGCTGTCATAAGTTGGTGTTGTAACGCTTGCTTCAACGGTCAAAACTGTGTGTATGCCGTTAGTTATAGCCGTTCCGCTAGTGCCAAATGCGGCGGCGGATGTGCTAGTTGTATAAGATGTTAAACCACGCAAGCCATTTTCTGCGCCTGTTACGGTGGTTGTTGAACCTGATTGATCATCATTGACCGCCATTGATGCGGCTTCAATTTGACTAAATTCAAAGGCAAGATCTTCAACAATTTCGGCTTCCAAACCGTTTACATCGCTTAAAACTGCGCTACGGATTGGCAACTGTGCTGAAATAACGCGAATTGGCAACTGCCAAATGCTTGTGTTTATATTAGGTGAACCGCTATTTGGGTTTACTGCATAACCCCAAGGATCTGTTGCATCTGCGGCATTACCCGTTTTGGCAACAAATTGAATATCTGATTCCATTGCTGTTATTTGTCGTGCGCCCATACGAAATGGGTTGGCATAACGCGCGGCGGCAAAAGCATCGTCAAAATAGGTGCGACCACCAACATTTGAACCGCTTCCAGTAATCGCGCTTGCTTCATCTACTTTTAAATTAACGGTGGCTTCACCATCAATTAAGGCGGTTTTAATGCCGTCTAAAACTCTTTCAGCGATTTTCATTTTGGTATGTCCTTTAGGTAAAAAAAAGGGATGGCAACTTTTGCCACCATCCCTAACCCGTATTAAGCGTTTGCTGTGCCAGTAGAACGGTAACGCACACCTGCAAATGGGTCGCGAACAGATGTTGCCAAGCGTTTTTCACCAAAGAAAGTGATAAAGCCGGGCAATGTTTGGTCGTAACGGCGTAATACCATGTTCAAACGGTCAATGATTGTGTAGAACTTATCCCAATCACCAAAGAACATTGGATATTTGCTAACTGTGCCTGCCGCGCCTGTTGCAGTTTGTGATGGTGTGTCTAAGTATTTATTAACAACAACATCAAAACCTAACAATGAACCAACAATGCCATCGTTGCGTGATAAACCATCAACATAAATTGGGCGACCTTGTAAATCTGTCAAACCGCGAATTGCTTGTAGCAAAATTGGGTTAATAACAAATTTGGCTGATTCAGTCCAGTATTGTTGTGGCAATGAATAAACAAAGTTAATCACATCTTTATAAGTGATATTGTTTGCGCCAACTGTGTTTGCATTGGTTGTTAATTGGTCATAGGTAGCAAGTGAGTGTAAACCTGTTGCTGAACCTGTGCCGCTTGAACCAAATGCCGCAGTTGAACAAGTGCCGCCTGCGTATGTTGCATTTGCGCCAGCGTATTGATCTAAACCGCGCAAGCCGTCAGCACCACCAGTTGCAACGCTAGTGCCTGAACCTGATTGGTCATTGTTTGAAACCATTGATTGCGCTTCAGTTTGTGCAAACTCGGCAAGCATATCATCAACAACATTGGCTTCTAAACCATCAATGTCATCCAAAGCGGCTGTTCTGATTGGGAATTGAACATTCAAATCTTTTAAAACGATTTGCCAAATGCTTGTATCTTCAGTTGTTGCCGCGCCGTTGTTTTGGATTGCATAACCCCATTGTGCGCCAGCATTACCTGTTTTAACGCGGAATTGGTATGAAGAACCGTCAGTTGCTACTGTGCGGCAAATGCCACGCAACGGGTTAGCCAAACGCAATGCAACAAATACTGGATCATAGGCTGTGCGACCACCTTGGTTGTTACCGCCACCGGTCAATGCAGATGCTTCTTTCATGTAAGCCGCATATTGACTGTCATCTTCAAACATTTTTAATTCTTTTTCGGTGCGACCATTTTCTTTGTGGAATTTGGCTAATTGTTCTTTAACCATTTTGTTCACATCGCCACGAACTGTTTTTTCAATTTTTAAGATTGATGGTGCTGGATTGATAGATGCAACTTTGGCTTCCAAAGCGGCAACTTTTTCAGAAAATGATGCTTCAACTGCATCAACTTTTGCAGTTACGGCTTCAGTAACTTTTGCAATTTCAGCCACATTGTTGGCTTCAATAGCATCTAACTTTTCAATAATTTCAACTGACATGATATTTATCCTTTAATTCGTTTATTAAGTTGTTTTAACAATTCACGCTTATTTAATTCGGCTAGAATCGTTTCATTAACCGCCGCGTCTGATTCACTCAAACTTGGTGGCGTTTCAACAGTTTCATCAACTGCATCACGCAGTTTAATTACTTTGTTGAATATGCTAGATGCGGCGGTTGCGTGCATCTTTGTCAATCCTGCATCACGCAGAACAGATTCTATTTCCTTAAGGTTAATTGTGCCGTCAGCGCGATAAACATTTTCAAGTTTGTTTATATTTGCTTCAGGATTGTTTGGGTGCATAACAATTGACACTTCGCGTAAACCACCTTTAGTGATTTGAAAGTAACCCTCATCATAAGCAGGATCTTGTGGGTTAATAACTTCGTTATTAGCGTTTACCATTTGATATTCATCGGCGTATGCGCCAACTGAAACACCACCAACCATGTTTGGCGATTCTTTCATAATGGTATATAGATCGCGGCCAACGCTTGTGTTAGTAAACAAACGACCTTTACCGGTCATGCCTACATCATCAAATTCAAACATAGTCCATTCACCAACAGGCAAGGATTCATCGTTGTGCTGAAAATACATTGGCAACGGTTTGCCCATTTCAGCGTAACTTGCCGCCCATTCTTTAAATGCTTCAGGTTGATAGTTAAAACGCCTACCGTCTGCGCCCTCGCGTGCGCCCCATGTTGTCAAAACGGCTTCAATCGTTCCGCACATTTCGGCTTCATCGGCACTCACGCCTAAAGCAACTTCGCTTTCATAAAAAAACTTAACATCTTTAGCCATGAATAATAACCCCTTTGTTTTTCATACCGTTTGTTTTTAACGGCATTTTAACGCGCTTGTCTGCCGCTTGTTTCATTTGAACGGTTAATAATAATAATCTTAATTCTTTCAACTCTTTTTTTGTCATTATGCTTTTCCTGCTTGACCGGTTTTGCCAACGCTTGATGTGTTGCCACCGCCGCCAGTATCTTGTGGCGAACTACCTGCAATCGTGCCTGCTGGCTTGCCTGTGTCTTTTAATGTGTTTGCGCCCTCAATTTCAGCCCTGCCAAGATATGCACGCGCTTCGTTAGGCGTTAATATACCGTTATTGACACCGGCCACCACATAATTCATTTGATCAAGCGGCGCACCGCTTAAAAATGATTCTGTTTGAAATTCAACGCATAGGTTTGGATAACCTTGCAATAAACTTTGTTTCAATTTTTGCTGAATGTTTACCAACATCGGGAAAATTGTTGATTTGTAAAATTCATCAAGCATTGTTTGGCTATTGTTAAATTTGCCATTTTCAATAGACAGCATTGCAACTGGAACGCCGAACAAGCCGCAAATGCGTTTCATTGTTTGCATTTTAAGGTTGGCGCAATCAGCATCTTGCAGATTAAGCATATCAATCGGCAAGTATTTCATGCCGTTATCAAGCAACATGGACTGGCCGGGCTTGCTTAGATCGGTTGGGCGTGAACCCGTCATGCTTGACCACGCTTCCTTAAGCCTTGCCGCTATTTCTTTGTATTTTGTGTCCGGAATAACTTGATCAGTTACGAACATTCCACTTGGTTTTGCGCCATTGGTCATTATAAAGTTAGCGTATAAATCAATATCTTGATCTAGCGACACTAATTCAACAGCCAAAATGCCTTTGTTAAAACCGGCTGAACCTTGCCATGCCGCTTCCTTTAGGTGCATAACTTGGTGCGCTTGCAATGGCGCATCTTTGCTAAATCCGTAAGATGGCGTTGAAAGCCTGTAAGTTGGGTAACGGGTTGGGGTTATTGTCGCGCTAATAAGCGTTGAATCCAACACATACATTTCCAACGGTGTTTGTTGGCTGTTTTCTTGGTCTTTACGCCATAGAACAGTAAACACTTCGCCCGATAGATCAAGCCACATACAGAATTGATACCAAAATTCGTATTGGCTTTGGAAATTATTAGGTGCTTGCAATAAGGCTAGAACCGATTTTGCTTTGGCTTTATCGCGTGCTGAAACTTTATTGCTTAAACAGGCATCAACTAATGAACCATCATCGGTTGTGGCCATGATCTTAATTGGTAATTGTGCAAGTGCGCGTGCTTTAACGCCTACGCAAGACATAATAGTTGAATTGCGGCTTAAAACCGACATATCCACCAAGCGGCCGGCTTCATTGGCACTTGATGTTGTTACATATAATAATTGGCTAGAAGATGCGTATTGTTTCGCACCTGCGTTGCGAATGATGTTGTTACCAAGGGCTGTTTGCCCAAAAAGCGTATTGCTTTCGTTGGCGTTTGTCTGCGGTTTTCTTTTGAATATATCTAGAATTGCCATGTTAATCCCTTATAAACTACGGAAACCGTATGATGATGAAGCCAAGGGATTATCAAGTGAACAATGCATCGCGATAATCAGGGCAATAATGCCATCAACCTTTGCTGATTTATCCGCTTCGTTCTTACGCACCTTGATGTTCCCGTTTACATCTTCATAAACTTCGCAGTTGCCTAACTGCCAACCTACAAATGGGTTGCCATCGTGTCTTATGAATTGCGACATTACCAGTTTTTCTATGTGCTTGGATGGGTTACTTAAAACCGCCATTCCTTGCCCAACTTTTTTAACCGGTATGCCAGCATCGTGTAAACGCGCAATTAAAGATGCGGCGTTATAAGCATCATAGCCAACTTCTTTCACATTGTAAAGTGTCGCTTGACTTTTTATATAATCGCTTATTTCGCGATCATCCATTACATTGCCCTCGGTGATATGCAATATGCCGGAACGAACAGCCTGATCAAATACATCGCGGTAATGTGTTGGCACTAAAGCCAAACCATCTTCAGGCAGGAAAAATTTGAACTCGGCATGGTAATCTTCATTGCTGTATCGTTTAAGCGTGCAAACAGCGTTTAAATCGCGTGTGGCGGCCAAATCAAAGCCTATAAATACTGATTCGGGTTCGGCTTTGCTTTCACCAATGCTGTTATCCCAATACTGGCGATCAAGCCATGCGCTATTTGCGGACACATAAACATTAAGGGTTTTGCATAAGAATTCATTTAATGCGGCAGGTTTTAACTTTGCTTGTTCGCACCGTTCGGCAATAGCGTCTTGATAAATACTAATGCCGTGCATAGGGTTAGCCTTTGCCCATGTTGTTGGATCACGCCAATCATCTTGTGGATCAAGGCCGTATAACAGCCCAAACCAACGCGGATTATCAGCCGCTTCACCATGCAACATTGCTTCAAACATTTGCATATCTTCATAAAACTTTGTATCTTTAGTAAAAGATGCCGTTGTTATATATATGCGTAAAGGGTTGCGGCGTGCCACCATGCCTGAATGAATGACCTCAATGCTGTTGCGATCAACAATCTGCGCGGCTTCATCTACTATGGCGCAACTGGCGTTCTTACCATCGCCCGATTTTTTATTGTCGCGTGATAAGGCTTTAAACATGGATTGCAAATCATTTGTTTTTTTAATTTCATATTTGCTAACATCAAACACATTTTTTACTTCGGCAGGCATATTTTCCACAAAGCCTTTAGCGGCATCAAACACAATGGTTGCCTGTTCACGGTTAGTGGCCAGGGTAAAAACTTCCGCGCCTGCTTCACCAAATTGCAATTCGTAAAGGCTTATGCCTGCGGTAAATGTTGATTTTCCTGCTTTGCGTGGAATGAAAATAATGACATCCGTTACCATTCGCTTTTCATGGTCTTTTTTACTACGGAAACCATAGATGGCGCAAATGGCAAAGATTTGAAATGGTTCAAGGATTAGCGGCTTGCCTGCATCCGCGCCTTTAGTGTGTTTCAGCGTAGCAAAGAATTCCAACACATGATCAACATATTCCGCAACAAATTCATATTCCCAATGCTTATCTTCAAGTTGATTTAAAAATCGTTGGCAAGCAAGTTTAACTTTATTGCATACAGGCAAATTGCCTTTGACCACATCTATTGCATAAAAAATACCATCTTCTAATTTCATTTTTTAGTAACTTTAACGCCTGCTAATAAACTGCCATAAGTTGTGTCGCTTGATGTGCCTTTTCTATCAAATTGGCTTTTAGGTGTTAAGCCTAATTCATTCATCAATACAACTATTTTATTAAGGGAATCTTTCATTACGCTTACATAAGGGTTTGCGCCCATTGTTTTGCCATTATTAAATGTTGTTACAATGCCGTTTGTTTTAATACCTTTCTTGCATCGTATATACATGGACATTTGATCGGCAAGCATT